CGTAGTGGAAAATGTAACGAAGAGGGAGAAGTAGAGTTTTATTTTTATGCTGACGATTGGGCAAAAGTAACTAGACAATACCCAGCTACACCACTACCAGCATTTGGTACAAGTAAAGAAAGCGAAGAGATATTATATATCAAACCTTATAAAACTGGATTCTATTATTATAGTCCACCAGATTGGCAAGGAGGTTTACAATACTGCGAACTAGAAGAGGAGATAAGCAACTACCATTTAAACAATATAATGAATGGCCTTGCTCCTAGTATGTTAATTAACTTTAATAACGGAACTCCTACAGAAGATGAGCAAAGAGATATAGAAAGAGCAATAACACAAAAATTCTCTGGTACTTCAAATGCTGGTAGGTTTATACTTTCGTTTAATGATTCAAATGATTACGGAGCAACTATTACTCCTGTTCAATTAAGCGATGCTCACAATCAATACCAGTTTTTAAGTGACGAAAGTATGCGTAAAATAATGGTTTCGCATAGAGTTATAAGTCCTATGCTATTAGGAATTAAAGATAACTCTGGATTTGGTAACAATGCAGACGAATTACAGACCGCTACAATCTTAATGCAAAATACAGTAATAAAACCATTCCAAAATTTACTTATAAAAGAGTTTAATAATATACTAGCTTTTAATGGAATTACTTTAGAGTTATATTTCAAAACATTACAACCACTCGATGCAAATAATGACTTAACTAATATAGTAGCAATCAATCCTATTGTAGAGAAAATAAGTGCCTTAACAGACACTTTGGCAAACAAGGTAATAGAAAACCTTACTACAGATGAAATACGCTCTTTAATAGGCTTAAATCCATCAATACAACAAGTAGCACCATTAGAAACATTATCTAGTGTAGATTTATCAGAGTTTGGGGAGGAAATAGACCTAGATAAATACGAACTTATTGACTCAAGAGCAGTAGATTACGAGCAAGAGGAGAAATTAGACAGTCAATTAAGCGTACATTTAAGTACCGGTAGTGCATATGGTAACGCAAATAGCGACGAAGACAGTGAAATATACAAAGTTCGTTATAGATATGGAGGCAATCTATCTCCAGAAAGAAAGTTTTGTAAAGAAATGATGTCTGCAAATAAAATATATCGTAAAGAGGATATAAATAGAATGAGTACTATGACAGTTAATCCAGGCTTTGGAATGAGACCAGACCCAAATGCACCTTATGATATCTTTTTATGGAAGGGCGGNGGCTTATTATCGGAGGAATTTCCAAACGGAACTTGCAAACATTACTGGATTAGAGAAACTTACGCAAGTAAAGACAGAAGTACAAAAGTAGACGTATATAGTCCAAATGCAGAAATAGTTAGTCCGACAAAATCTATTGCAGAAAATGGATTTATACCTAAAGTAAACGACCAAAGAGCATATATCGCTCCACACGATATGAAATAATATATGGCTACAACTTTATTCATAACACAAACAGACTTAAAAGCAAATACTATCCTTAATGGAAATGTAGATGCTGACTTGTTTATGCAGTTTATTAAAATTGCACAACAGATGCACGTACAGAATTATATAGGTACAAAATTATACGATGCTATTACTACTAAAATAAATGCCTCTACATTAAGTGGAGATTATTTAAACTTGGTAAAAGATTACGTACAGCCTATGTTAATTCATTTTGCTATGGTAGATTATTTACCCTTTGCAAACTACCAAATCCGTAACGGAGGAGTATTTAAACATCGTAGCGAAAATTCAGAAACACCAAGTAAAGAAGAGTTAGATATATTAGTACAAAAGCATAGAACATTTGCAGATTTTTACGCAACTAGGTTTATAGATTATATGGGTGTAAATGCAGCAGCTAAATTTCCAGAATACTGGACCAATAAAGATAGCGATATGTATCCGGACCAAAAAGCTAATCCTTGCAACTGGCTACTATGAAAGAGACAAAAAAAAAGTTTATCGCATATAAGATAAAAAAAGAAAATTTACAGAAAGTAAAGCAATACTTAAGCAAACAAATCAATAAGAAATGAGTTATAATTTTACACATATTAAAGGAGATACATTCGAGGAGGTTAACTTTGCTTTGTTGAAAAATAATGTAGTTATAAACCTTACAGGTGCAACAATTAGAATGCAGCTACGAAGCGAATGCGGTGGCTTAATTGCATTATCTTTAACATCTGTGGCTAGTGCTGGAATTACAATTACTAACGCTGCTGGAGGCTTATTTAAGATAAACAAACAAATCATAAACATAGCATCTGGAAATTACTTATATGATTTAGAGATAGTATTTGCAGATACAACTGTAAAGACTTGGTTAAGTGGAGAATTTTTAATCGAATGTGATATAACTAGATAAGATGCCAGATACAATAGACATAAATATAAGTCCAGTAATTGAAACGGTTGCATTGACTATACAACCTAACTTAACTACTATAAATGTAAACACAATTACAGGAGGTGGAGGTGCGGTTACTTCTGTTAATACTTTAGTAGGAGATGTAGTTTTAACACAAGATACTGTATTAGACGGAAGTACTTTTAAACAATACTCACTAACTGAAAAAAACAAACTTGCTGGTATAGCTGCTGGTGCAGAGGTAAACGTAAACGCAGATTGGAACGCAGTTAGTGGCGATGCTCAAATATTAAACAAACCAGCTATTCCAGATGTATCTACTTTAGTACCTTACACCGGTGCAACTGCTGACGTTAATTTAGGTGAATTCGGATTACTTACCGGTAATTTAGAGTTTGACAATACGCCAACTAATTTACCAACCGCTGCTGGGTCTATGTATTATAACGATACAGACGGAACTTTAGACTTAAAACTAAAAGGCGGGAATGTAACTTTACAAATAGGCCAAGAGCAAGTAGTAAGAGTAGTTAACAAGACTGCTACAAATATAACTTTATTAGAAGCTAACTACCAAGCAGTAAGAGTTACAGGAGCGCAAGGTCAAAGACTAAAAGTTGATTTAGCATTAGCAACAACAGATGCTTTAAGTGCTGAGACTATTGGATTAGTAACAGAAACTATTGCAAACAATCAGGAAGGATTTGTAACTACTAGCGGATTAGTAAGAGGAATTAACACAACAGGAAGTTTGCAAAGTGAAACTTGGGCAGATGGAGATGTACTTTATTTAAGTCCAACAACTGCTGGAAATGTAACAAAAGTTAAACCAACTGGAGCAAATCATTTAGTAGTTATTGGTTATGTTATTTACGCACACGTAACTCAAGGGACTATTTTTGTTAAGGTAATTAACGGTTATGAAATATCGGAGTTACACGACGTAGATATAACAAGCGTAGCAGATAAACAATTATTAAGTTATGATAGTGCTACTTCACTTTGGAAAAATAAAAGCGTTACAACTGCTGATATTGCTTCAAGCACAAATAAAAATTATGTAACAGATGCACAAGCAACAGTAATAGGAAATACAAGCGGGACAAACACAGGAGATAATTCTGTAAATACAAACTCAAATTCTTACGCAGATGCAAAAGTTAGCGATACTATTACAGATGGAGTTACCACTATTGCACCAAGTCAAAACGCGGTCTTTGATGCTTTAGCTTTAAAACAAAATGCTTTAACTTACACACCATATAGATTTACTGCACCATCACAAATAGTACACACAGGCGTACTTACTGAAACAATATTACAAACTATTTTAATTCCCGCAAATACATTTTCAAACGGAGATTTTATAATGTTTTCTGCATTGGTTTCAAAACTTGCTAATATAGGAAACACAACGCACAATCTTAAAATAAATACAACGAATACTTTAGTTGGTGCGTCTACAATAGCATTAATTGGCTTTAATACTGTTAACTTTTTTATGAAGTTTAAGCGTGAGTTTGTTGTAAATGGAGGTAATATATATGGTTATACAACTGCTTTAGGCACACCAAATGACCAATCTACAACTACCACCACACAAGTAGTAACCACAGCAACTTACAATTTATCTGCTGACTTATATTTATTTGTAACTTGTACCTTAACTAACTCGTTAGACACAATTACATATCGAGGTATTAATTTTTATAAGCAATAGATGAAAACAATAATAGACAAATATACTGGCAAAGTATTATACTGCAGAGAAGATGAGCCAACACTTGAGAATGAAATGGCTATTGATTTGCTTTTAGAAGTTTATATGGAAAATCCATATTACAATTTTGAAACAAAAGAGTTTTATAATAAAGATGAGTAAAGAAACTTTAGATAGGTTATTAAACAAATGGATAAGCAGAAAGCTATTAGTTTTTTTAGTGGCTTGTGTAGGTTTATTTTTAACCAATATAACATCTGGAGACTGGGTAATAGTTGCAACTGCTTATATAGGCATACAAGGATTTACAGATATAGTTGCAAAACTAAAAACATAACAGAATAATGATACCACAATCTTTTAAAATATATGCCTTAAACACTACCTCAATGATTATATCATTCAGTAATATAGAACAAACTTTAAAAATAGTTCTTTTAACTGTTTCAATTTTATATACTATAATACAAACCTATAAATTAATAAATAAAAAAGATGACACAAATAAGTAAACACTTAACTCTAGAAGAGTTATGCTATTCTGCAACTGCAATCAAATTAGGTATTGTAAATGTACCTACTCCAGCACAAGTTGCAAACCTAAAAGTTTTAGCTGATAAAGTATTTGAGCCAATGCGTGAACATTTTGGAGTGCCTATTCACATCTCGTCTGGTTATAGAATTTTAAACCTTAACCAAGCAATTAAAGGTAGTATAACTAGCCAACATTGTAGAGGAGAAGCTATCGATATTGATATGGGTAACAATACAAAGCCAAGCAATAAAGATTTATTTGATTACATTAAAAAGAATTTAGAGTTTGACCAATTAATCTGGGAGTTTGGAACTGATAAAAATCCAGAGTGGATACACGTTTCATATAGTTCAGTAAAAAACAGAAAGAAAATATTAAGAGCAGTTAAACTTAACGGAAGAACTCATTACGAGAACTTTTAAGCAACTAAAATACATTTTTGGTATACTTATATACTTTTTAAATTATCGTCCTTTAAAACGCTTTAAATTGATTAATTATGATAATATTATTTTTACTTACGTTTGTGTTTTTCTTTATTATAAATTTTGTAAACTGCGATATTATTTTTGCACCTATCAAAGGTTTAATGTTTGGAGCATTATATCACGATG